CGAAAAGAATCTTCCTACTTTACCACGCTGCTTTCCCGTCGGATGAATAACTTGCCCTTGTGGAATTGCCGTCGATGATTGTGTAGGCCGCGGAAATGCGGGATTGGAATTTTGCGCTTGCGGTATGCCCTGCTGTTGTTGCTGTTGAGAATAAGGACTATACCAACCGGACTGTGCCAATCCTTGCAGAGGACCATTAAGCGGTCCTTGTTGGCCATACTGTCCAATAGGCGCCTGTTGTTGCTGCAAAGATGCAATAGGGTTGTATTGCTGCGGCACTCCCTGACCCATATTAGAGGGCTGGAATTGCGGTTGCGCGTTATTTAAAGGAGACAGGTTGCTGACTATAGAAGGAATCTGTGCTGTAGCTGCTTGTTGTCGTGCTTGGTATTGAGCAGCTGCCTGTGGGGTATGCTGCACATTGGGAGGAAACCCTGGTAGATTAATGTTGCTCCCAGATTTCGCTGACTTTTTAGGCAACCTATTTACGGTACAGATACCATTTTTACAATTTACTTTGGGCATCACTATTCCTTTTAATTTTTTAAATATTCAATAACTATATACGTCACCGTGTAATTGCTTCGATTACTCGTTGTTATTATAGTAACATCGGTGCTGGTAACATATAACTCAATGTTATTACCGGCACTATCGACGTACGGGAGCGGTATATAGGTATTACCTGAAACATCAGACGAGGTGCCATATATGCGTGTAAATGTAAATGCATCGGTAATAGGAATATTATGGGCGACTGACTTAGTACCTGCATTTGGAAGTGCGCCAAAATTGACCGTAGTACGAAATACTTGTCGATAGGTTGCTACTGTGTTGGTAGATGAATTTAATGCCGGATTGGGGAAATATGACTGCCCATTTACAAACTCCTGCGTGGTATAATATCCCGTGTCTTTGAGGTTAAGGATGATAGCAATGTTGTTCACGTTTTGATACAGCCGTACGAGCAATTCCTTAAACTCGGGAGAGGTAACATCGGTTTGATACAGCTGGCCAACATCCCAGATATTGGTAGTTGGTATAAAGGCACCGTACAGCGTAGCGTTTGTATTGTCTGCCATTATTGCAACCTTTCAGACGTACTCATGGTGTGCAAAACCATTCCTTCAAGCTGGAAATCTGACCATGCTATTGCCGTATTAGTAAGTTGGTTATATGCCATATATATAAATATCTGTACACATTCACCGTCACCCTGGAAATAGATAGGATGCCACAGTCGTGTTTGAACTTGCTCAAATGGATAGAGTGCTGGATCATACGGAGAAGTTTCTAGCACGTTATTTCCCATAATAGTGCCCGTATTGATCGCTTCAGTAACCATAGAAAGCTCTGTCGCTGATGGATAATAATCAACGGTCACTTGCCCTGAATTAGTACGCTGTACCCCAAAATCTATCTTAGCCAAATAGACATTTGATCCGTCTGAAACGTAGGGATTCCACTGTTTGGAAAGTATCTGAATATTAGATACCCGTGATGCAACGCCCCCACCCGTATAGATTCCCGTGAACGAGGCAGAGCTTATATTAATAGTATTGGCATTAACAATAGCATTTATCTGAAAAATAACTTGATTATTGGCAAACGTAATACCCGATGCATATTCGATTGAGATATAACTAAAAGGAACTAAGTTGTGATTGGTAATACTAACATTGATGCCATTGCCGGATGTTACGATATTATTAATCTGCAAGACCGGCGCATTACGTGCTAGATCAGCATCAATAATAAATACATATCCTTGTTGATTGCCGGCAATGACTTGGCGTGGATTAGACTCGATAGTAAAGCTACTCCATGCTGACGTTAATTCAGACCAGGTTTGGGTTAATGTTTCCCAAGTAGGGGCTGTTTGTTGTTCGTAATAACCGAACGCGGTAATGCAATCATCATTTAATGACCATGAAGCATCACGATAATTGTACACTAATACCTGGTTTGGATAACTGCCAGAAAAATTAGACGCTACAAATGTCCAATAGACCATCTCTACATAATAGTCACGGATACCTGCAACTTGTGATATCGAATTGCCAACATTTTTAATCTCAAATATTTCATCGGGTATTTTATTATCAATCCGCTCTACGTTTGCACCATTACAGGCGTGTACACCGGTATTACCAATGGCAAGCACCACCTTATCAAAGGGAACAACAGAGAACGTTGATTCGGATCCAAGCTCGGTATTTATTTTTTGCCATACAAAGGGCAATACTTCGTTACCGGTATAGGCCAATTCCCAGGTAGAACGCTCAAAATAAACAATTAAACGATCTTTAATAAACTCAGCAGATACAATTTGCTCTTCAGTACTCGCGTCAAGATAACCACCGCCATCAGCAATATTTCCTGAACTATCTATTTGATTGGTTTCATACCAGGCATTAACTGAAAGTGGACTGCCATTATGAGAATAGCGGCATCGATTTACATATTGAGTATTGGTAGAAGCTCCCATAGTTGGATTATTGTTCTCTATAGTATTTAATAACACGAGCCTGTTTTTAAATGGCACTATTATACGCGCAGTTAATATATAAGGGCCTGTACGCGGATTTCCTGTTTTTGGCAAAAAGTAGAATCCATTTGCACCATTTGCAGCGGTCCAGGTAGTTCCATCGAAATACCAGATAGGATCATCATTGGCTGTACCAGCACCATCAGGATTAGCGGCATAGAAGTTGGTAACGAACATCAATACCGGATCATCGGTAATTCCCTGCCAATTGGTCGCCCAGAAAAAGTTTGTATTGGTGCCATGCCAGATTGCCGTGCCCGATCGAGACCAATAGCCACCGGCAAATACATAGGCAAATTGAGTATCAAAGCCATATGATGGCTGATTATTTATAGGGCCAGAGTCATAGATAGTAAGACCCATAACCGGTTGCGCAGGATAAAAGTAGACGGGCGTTGTTGTTGCAGCACCGTCAATAACTAAGGCGCCATTGGTTGTGTTATAGGTATGCGTGGAAGATGGCCCGGTAGTAAGCATGGCAGCAGGCGTTCCATTCTGATAGACCGTAAGAATCTCGGTACCAATAGAAAACATTTGGCCAGCGCCAAATCGGTTACCTGGTACAGTGATAGAAAGATTGCCGCTACTATCGGTCGTGCCAATATTGATAGCAAAGCGCGAATAGAGCTGTTGCGTTGCTGGCGTAGGCCATCCCATTCCCATTAACCGTGAACCAAACCGCTTTCTTACCCGACCCCGAAACACATAGGCATTTTGGAGCTGTGCAAAGGCGTCATCAGGAATCAACCATGGCCTCAAGTCAGTCTGAAGACCAGTATTAAGAGGCGCGATAAGAAAACGATCATAGGGCATTTTATATTCCTATCGCTAGGTATGTAATAGAAACGTTACCCGTTAACGGTGCCGATACGGTATTCGGCCATGTCTGGAAGGTAGTCGTAGTAAAATTACCTGCACTCACAGACGCATTGAGTGTTGAAACGGTTGGCGTTGCTGCAAATGTTTGGCATGCCGATACATAAAAGATTGAGGCAAATACGGGCGTAGTTCCTGAAGTCGGAAACGTTACGGTCGTCAGCGTATTTACCGGTACCGTTATCGTACCCCATTTGAAGAGAATGTTAGATGGTAAGCGCGCCCAGCCATTAGTTGCTTGTCCCGATCCCGTTATATTGACTGCAGTTGCCGTCGATGGCGGTCCATAGAACAGTTGAGGATTACTTGATGAATCATTCGCAGAAAATAAAGAAACCTGAGACGAACTTGTTGTTGGCGTTGCTCCTTGTACTGGCAATACAATAAAATTGTTGATGCCGTTATAGATGGGATTAAGCGCCATAAAGTTATTAAGGATATCGCCCTGTGATATATCAACCTGATCAGTCGGTTGCGGAATGTTTGCATTATAAGCCATCGAAATCTCCTAAAATTGTCCACCACCAAAGCCAAAACCATTAGAGCCATTACCTGCAACATTTTCTGTATAAATAGTGGCAGTGCGCTCGTTGCTGTATTGTACTAAAGTCCTTCTTAAGCACAAGCGCTCTTGTAGCTTATATTCTGGCATTAAAAGATTGACTGAATCCATATCAAGTCTGTCTTGTAATATTTTAATGCTCGCTCCTAACGCTATATATTGCCACCACTCATTAAGCTGAGGTGAATCTGTCGTGTCCATAAGATAGGTAGGCCGCATATACACTTCAAAATTTACATTGTACGGCTTGTCCGGTATTGGCCTCAGGAAGAACGTATTGTCATAGTATAAAAGCGCTTGTGGCAACGCGGTCACTAATGGCACAATCTGACTTGTAATTGCCTGATTTGCTGCTGGTGGCGTTGGAAAGGTTATGGTAAATTCACCCGTTACATAGTTAATGTAATTAGTCGCATCAAAATCAGCAGTTGTTGGCGGTATAGCCGGCTGCGTTTCTGGTACATAGAGGTTTCCTTCTATGGTCTGATTTCCGGTTGTTAGGCTGACCAAGGGCACATCAGACAGCGCTAAGCCATTACCATTTACATCTATAGAGCTAAAGAGCACATTATTTTTGAGCAATACCGCGCCACCCGTAGGCTGGCCAATGAGCTGCTGTAACTGGCCTGAAAAGCTTTGTGTTATTCCGTTCCCATAGATCTGGATTGATTGTATTGAGTTGGTGAGGGGATAGATACGATAAAACTGCTCACGTGATTGTGAAAAGAATGACTCATACCCTGCTATATAGACCGGCGGGTGCATGGTAATGAATTTGTTTTGAAAGTCATAGAGCGGATTAGTCGTAACGCCAGCAAAAGATGCACTATCAGTCGGATATTCATCTTGGTAGGGGTTACAGACAAAGGAATAGGTTGTTCTTAAATTGAACATACGAAGATGTTCAGGAAAGTCGTAGACCACGAATGTATTGATATAGTTTTGCAGGTCAGTGTCAGTCAACTGTGATTGAGAAGGAGAGCGTGTCAACCGCCGCACCTTCGTCTGAATTGCCTGCAGCGTGGTGGTAGGCGCTATCGTTGATGGCATCGCTGCTCCTTTTTTAGTTCAGTATGTTTTGAGTCGCCTGTACGAGAGAGCTGTTTACTTCACCAATAGGTATCACTTGCGCACAGGTGTTCTCAAACGGGCCCGGGCTGGCAGGTATAGCAAAGGGTGAAAACTGGGTTGTATCAATAGTAATGGCAAAAGTCGTCGGTGAAAGAACCGTAATAGTACCTGTTAAGCCATTCGCCTGCCGCATACCAACCGCTGGTGGCAGATCTAAGCGAACGATCAACCCAGTCAAGTATTGGTGTGCAAATGTCGTGGTCACTACAGCAGGATTAGTAGTCGTAATTGCTGCAATAATACGCATCGCAGGTTGAAATATAGGATTCAGAAAAGCAAAGCAGGTACTCATACGATCTCCTTTAAACCGATTCGACCGTGATAATCTGAGATACTTGGCTTGGCATATCTTCAAGGTCGGTAAATTCTAAACTTTGAAAGCCGAATCGCCGTACTTTGCGCGTTATTCTCTGTACATTATTATTGGCAAACCCGCTCACTGATATACCGGTCTGTATTGAATTATCACCGGCAACAAAGTTATATTCAGGGTACCAGCCGCGAGTGTTCAAATGTTTTGCTACACCATACGGTATTGAATAGACTTCGCCATCCATCATGTCGTAGCGCTGTGCCTTTTCGCCCTTAAACTCTCTAAATACAAAACTCATAGAGCCGCCGGGAACTTCATAGAATTTGAAGATACCTTTTACCGGTTCTTTATGCTTATCACGCATAAAGGCAAAATTTGGTTTTACTTTTTCTTTTTTTGCTGATTGAGCTGTCTCTTGTGCCATACTGTTCCTTTTTAAAAAAGGGAGAGGATTAAACCCCTCCCATAGTTATTTTACTGACCGCCGTAGGTAGATTTACCTGCAACCCAGTACAGCGTATCTACTGCAGAGATAGCGTTACTAGTGTTGAAGGAAACAGTACCTGCAGGCCCAACGATAGGCGTTGTTAACGCATTACCATTACCACCACTGCCAAGAATCATGCCAAGGAAGCCGGTGTTAACGACTGAATCAGCAAGTTCACCGGTATTAGTGTTAAAGATTTGCAAGCCAGCAATAGTTGGTATTTGTGCATACGGACTTACGAGCGCAGACGCCGTATTTTCACCAAAAGGGGTAACAATTGGGAATGATGACGGCTGCTGAGCAATCGTAGGCCATGTGAATGCAGAAAAGCTTGAAGTATTAACATTGATCGTGAAGTTATAATCATCAATAACTTGAACAATCGTTACCGGTTGATAGTTATTAAATGGTGTCGGATTCAATTGAACCATGCCTGATACAGCAGGTATATCAAAGCGAACCGCTTGCCCCGCAGTTAACCCATGAGGTACTGAAGTACTGACTTGAGGAATTGCCGCTTGCGTAATATTAACGACATATCTCCAGCGTGGATAAAAGAGCGGGTTATAGTTCACAATGCTATAGAATCCAGCTCCACCAATTGCACCCGGCGCTGTTGCCAATGGATTAGTAGAAGTAAGAAGCGTAAAGCTTGTGTTATTAGTCACCGCACCAACCACAAAGTCGATACCGTTCACATCAGTTTGCGCAGTCGAGTTCAAGCGCACAATTGATCCAACTGTCAATCCTGCAGTGCTTGCAGTACTGACAACTGGTCGCGTTGCGTTTGTCGATGCTGTTGTTGCAACCGGTGTAGAAAGCAACGGCAATGCACCCGGTGTTTGACCAGATGGATCGTAGAGCGTAAACCCACCTGATACTAATGTATCAGCGGTCATAGCATTTGAAGTATTAGCATTGTAATAAACAATACCGGTTCCTGTTGCCATGCCACGCTGCCAATAAAATTGAGTGCCAGCATTTGCATTAGCAGTCCCGTTAAAGTAGATAGCGCTGCTTCCTGCTTTGCCAAGTTGTGTGTAGTTATACACCTTTATCCAGTCAACGCCTGACGGGATTTGAATGATTTGTTGGCTACCCGCTTGTACCGATGCAACACCAGTATTGGGGTTAACGCCCGTGTAAAAGGCATTAAACGTACCTTGACCTAATATAGTTCCATCCATGATGACTCCCTTATGCTAACGTGCAGCGTAAATTTATGACCCATAAATCGTTTGTTATACGGGGCACTTCGGCAAATTTATAACCAACTGAAGCATTTAGAGCGAGGGGTCCATCATATATAGGTGGTCGGTAGATAAAGCTTGCGCTATAGCCATCTTGTTCTATACATGCATACGCTTCCATACCAACACAGAAAATATTGTAGACTGTTGCACCCAATGCAGATGCTTGGGGAACCTGGGATCCAATAGAAGAAATCAGGAATCGAAGATTTCCGATTGCGCCCCATTCTGAACGGAGGGCATTCATTGGTGCTGGATATTGGTTCTTTTGGATGAAGCCAGACACTGCATCAAGGTTACCGGTCAGATTTGTTGAACATAATGCAAAGAAGGCATCACGAACTGGCGCAGTACCGAACTTATCTTCACCTTCAATGTTGTCCGTGATGGTGTACGCATTGTTATCAAGCAATGTACGAACCACTTCATCAACATCAGAACGGGTGATTTCAGTTGGGTTATCACCATCAACACCACCAACAC